CGAACGCCTTAGTTTTATATTCGTCTGTCTTGCCAATTTTGGCTCCTAATGTTCAATCCTTATATAAGGAATTTAATAAAAATGTTTACAAACACATATTAATGTGTTATAATACTATTTATACTTAGTATGTTCCACCATCTATAATAACAGAAGCAATAGGTACACCAGAACTGTTATATTGTAATATTGCTCCGGTATCAGAACTTGTAACAAAATCAATTGCTGTACCACCAGAGTTAGATGTAAATACACCTTTACCAGTGAATGAACTTAATCCAGTACCACCATGTGCTACTGCTAAATCTGTTGTAAGTGTTAAACTAGCTGCTGATGCTGCACCTGTTACGGTTAATATATCATCAACGGTTGTTGTACCACCAGCTGAATCAATTGTTAAATTACCAGAAGTTGTATCAATTTCGTTATCGCCTGTAATACCAACTTGGACATTACCTGCGTAAACTCCACCAAATTGTGCATCATGCCATGGTGAGGAAGCATTATCTCCACCTGATAGATCTTCATCGTTAGTAAATGAGAATCTTTGAGTTTGTATATCAAATCCAAAGAAACCTGTTTTAACTGCTGAACCGTTATGCCATTTGAAACTAACACCACGATCAAGACCATCTGCTGAAGATGTATCTTTTGCTAATTCAATAACTGGATCTGTTAAAGTTGTTGTAGTAGAATTAACTGATGTTGTAGTACCTTGTACTGTTAAATCTCCACCAACTGTTAAGTTACCACCAGTTTGAACTGTATCTGAAGTAGCATTACCTAATGTTACGTTCCCGTTAACAACTAAGTTATCTGTAACTGTTAAATCTGATCCAATAGTAACATCATCTGGTAAACCAACTGTAACTGTTACGTCTGTACCTGATTTAGCTACCGCTGTTGTAACTTCTTGAGCTGTACCAATGATTCTTAAATCATCTGTTAATAAAGCTACGTCGCCTGTACCTGAATCACCATCTACTGTTAATGCTGTAGCAACTGTGACTGTACTAGCAGCTGTTAAACGTCCTTGAGCATCTACTGTAAATGTTGGTATGTTTGTTTGTGAACCGTAAGATCCTGCTGTAACCGCTGTATTGTCTAGATCAATTTCGATCTGATTGCCAGTAGCAGTTGTTGTGATACCAGTATCACCTGAAAGTGTTAATACTTCGTCATCTAAGTCAATCGCAATTGTACCTGAATCAGTAGCAATATCTAAGTCTTGTGCATCTACAACTGTATCAACATAAGCCTTAATTGACTGTTGAGTAGCAAGTGCTGTAGCACTGTTTGAAACTAAGTTATCTTCATCTAAGATGCTTGTAATACCAACTGCAGATCCTAAAGAACCTGTAGCTGCAACCTTAAATGTTGCTGTATTTAAAGCACTAACATGAGAGTTAGCATCTGTAATAAGTGCGCTCGATGCTGTTGTTACACCATGTACATGGTCCAACATATCTGTAAAGTATTTACCACCAATTACTTCTACATTTGGAGCATATGGGTTTTCAGTACCAGTACCAATGTATAACCTGTCTCCATTATTTGCTTGTGTTCCACCGACGTATGAGTACGCCATTTCACCGGTATAGATATTACTTGGTGCCGAAGTGGTGGACGACGTATTTAATATCTTTATTCTTGTTAAAGCTGCCATATTAGTATGTTCCTGAATTAATTATTAGATTACTTCCATCTAAATTATTTGTCATTTTAAATTTGCTAGTTCCAGAATTGTACTGAATCATAGCTCCATCCGCTAATCCTGATGTATCCACATCTGTCAAATCAGCTAAAGATACGTTACCAATTTTTAAAGTTTGTGCAACTATCTTATTTGGGTTTGATCGAATTTTCGCCTTGATGTTAGCCATTATGTTTGCGTAACTCCTGGTGTAATTTCTACTTGCCCTTCTAAAACTCTTGTTTTAGCTCCTCCGGAGGCTGTTATCTCTACATCGTAGACAAAACGTCCTGCCTTCATCGCATTTGATTGCGCCGCTGTTAATGCAATACTGACTATGCCAGCTGCTGCATTTGAAACAGCACATGTGAAATCAACGGCAGTACTAGATGTATATGTTTTTCTAATTTGACCTTTAACTGTGTAGCCTGTTAAATTAACAACATCTCCATCTGCGTCTGTCACATCGATATTGGAACTAAAATCTGTTCCTTGATCGATTGTTATATTCGAATAAACTGCCATTTATTTTCCTATGTACCTTTATTTATGCTTTTGAGTTCTTTGATCTCAGCATTTAATTCTTTTATTGCTTCTATTAATAACGGTACTAATCTTTCATATTGTACTGTTTTATATTTCTCTGGATCTACTGGTGCTGGTTTAACTACCTCTGGCATTACCTTAGCTATTTCCTGAGCTGATACACCAACTTGCATTTCTTCTTTATCTGCATCTAGTAGTTCTACTGCTGTATCATTGTAAGTAAAATAGAATCCATTTATTTGTTCTACTTTTTCTAATGCATTATCAATATTAGCTTTTCTGTCTTTTAATTGAGAATCAGAAACGGCTGATGTAATATCACCTGTAGCTGTAATTGCTCCCGTAACTGCAAACGTTCCAGAATAAGATCCACTTAAGCTTAGCGCAGGAGTTGTTGTTCCGCTTGATACACTTATACCATTTGATCCACTTACACTTGTAACTGTACCAGTATTAGCTGTTGCACCTGCAGTTATACCATTTAGTTTATTAAACAATGCAGTTGTAAAGTTTTTCTGTGTTAATCCACCATCTCCAACACTATATGTTGTATTTGGTGGTGTAGCAAATGTTCCATCTCTTCTTAGGAATGTTCCATTATTAGAACTAAACCCAGATAGAGAAGTAATAGTGAAGTCACTACTTGAATATGTTGTATTGTCAGAATGAATAGTAATCTGATTATCAGCATTTCTTGTAACGGTTGTAGCACCGCTTTGTAATATTCTAAATACTTCACCGTTTGTAATTGTTGATTGTGAGTTATTATGATCTCCAACTATGAAAGAATAATTATTCGCATTGGCTGATATTCCAATAAGTTTGTCTCTTCGAGCAGTTGTAAAGTTAACCTGTGTTAATCCACCATCTCCTACAGAGTATTGTGTATCTACAGAAGCAATTGAAATTTTGTTATTTGAAACTGTAGTTGTTACGTTAGTTCCACCTTCTATATCAAGGGTTTCTCCTGAAGATATAGCATTTGCTGCTCCACTATCACCTGTGATATTAAATGAACCATAATTATCTGCGTTTGTTGCGCCTGAATATCCTAATGAAGCTAAAGTAATTGCTGAGCTATTACTTGCAGAAGTAATTCTACCTTGAGCATCTACTGTAAAGGTTGGAACTGTATGTTGTGCTCCATAACTACCTGCAGTTACTGCAGTATTTGCCAGAGTAAATGTAAGTGTATCTGTTCCAGCATTTGTAGTTGCAGTTATACCAGTTCCACCTACAATATTTAATACTCCATCATTACTATCAGCAATAATAGTTGATTGACCTGAAACTGCTACATTTCTAAATATAAATTGGTTTGAACCTCTATCAGTATTATTAACTGTAATATCAATATCATTTCCTGATAAAGCAGCTGATGTTGATGTACCTGCACCTGCATTAAAGTGTAAACGTCTACCACCTGATAATGCTAAACTAGCGCTTCCTTCTGCTGCTACGTCTGGTGTTCCTAATGTAGCTTCTGATAAAATTAATGAACCATCTGCTTCCCATCTATCTGTTGCAAAGTTATATACAATAGAGTGTGAACCAGTTACGTTTGATGCATTGTTCGAGTGCGTGCCTACGCCCGTGAAGCTTCTTGTTTCTAAACCAAAACCACCTGTTGATGGTTCAGTATTTGAAGCTCCCATTAAGACTAATGTATCATCTATTTCTAATGTAGATGTATTAATAGTTGTTTGTGTTCCGTTAACATCTAAGTTACCAGTAATTGTTAAGTTACCACCAACTGTTACGTTATTTGGTAATCCAACTGTAACTGTTCCTGCATTTTCTACTATATCTACTTCGCCAGATGTTCCAGCAAATGTTAATGTTCCACCTAATGCGACTGGACTTGTATTTGAACCATCGCTAACTGTAATAGTTGAATTACTTAATTTACTATTTGGAATACTACCTGCTAATTTAGAAGCTGCGATTGAACCTGCTAACATACTATTCTCAACTGACCCTGCGGCTATAGTTGATGTTAGTGTATAAGTTGTTGTTTGTAAATCTGAAAGCGTAACTGAACCGGTTAAATCACCAGCTAGTTGGATTGTTGGGTCAGCATCTAAATTAATATCAAAGTTTTGATTTGTTGCATCCCAATTAACTGCTACGCCTGTTTCTGTATTATTTGCAAATAATTCTTTAGCGTTATAGAATGTAACTATATCTGCAGTGTTTGAAGCATTAGAATCATCTAATCCCTGTAACTGCCATGCTCTTGCTTCTTTATTCCCAGTGACTTGGGTTTCATTAAATTGTATTCTTACATCTTTACCTGAACCAACTCTTCGTCCTTCTAGTCCAAATTGGTTAACAGCAGCTGTGCTATCATTTGCTGTTAATGTTAAGAATGCTGTATCAAATGTTAATTCACCACCACCGGATCCAGTTAATAAAGAACCTTGTCTTATATCTAATGTAGATCCTGATGGGAATGTGAATGTTTTAGCATTACTAAATGAAATATCACCATTAATTGTTTGTGATGTACCCTTTGTTAGCATCAACCTAGCATCTACGTCAGTATGTAATTCTGCGATTGCAGTACTTACTGTTGATGCTGTAGTTCCAAATGCGCCTGCTGTAATTGTACCAAGCTTAGTATTGATTGTAGCAATATCTGTATCATTAGAAACTATTTCTGTGTGTAGTTCATTAACTGCACCTCTTAATGAAGTTGCTGATGTATCTAGGGAAGCTGTACCAATCTCTGTTTTTAAAGAGTTAGTTGCTGTAACTAAATCTGATCTATCAGATATACCTGATGCCAATGAAGCAATTGTTCCAACATCATCTTGTACTTCGTTAATAGCATCAACTAAGTTTGTAGATATAATTTGTACTGCATCATTTGCAGCTAATGGAGTATTAAACTCAATCATTTTTCCAAATGTTTGGTCTTCATTTGTTATAGCACCGTGATTAGCGCCTGGTATAGTATCTGAACCACCATCAACTTTAATTACAGTAGAAGCATTAAATGTTCCTGATACTGTTTTTGTTCTTAATAATGTAGCTGAACAATCTAATATTGTTCCTTGCCAAGTGGCACTAGCTAAATTGGTTCCTTGATAAGCAACTGCACCTTCTTCAAAGTCTGATACGTCTGGGCCTCCAGTAATTGTAATAGAACCTGCATGATTTGGTACGTGGAATCCAGTCGTTGATGTAGTATCCTGTGTGTATACTGTAGAACCTACTTTAACTATTAACTCTGCTTTCTTATATGATTCTGCAACCAAACTTCTAATAGCTGAACCTGCAATTGTATTTGAACCAGCTGTTAATGTAGAACTAGAACTAAATGTTCCACTGGAGTTTTTTACAAGAATTTTAGTGGTAGAAGCACTTACGATAGTAGCAGAGTATCCTCCACTTTGTGTGACCGAAGCACCTGCTGCAAAACCTGCACCGACTGTAGGACTTCCAGTTAATAGAATATAACCTCCAGTATTATCGATTGTTTCTTCTTTCTTATATTCGAATCTTGTATTAGTAGGAGAAACTAAATAATCACCAGCTGAAGCTGTATGGGTAAATATCTTATCAGCTAAATCTGTTGCAAGTAAAGATTTATCTCCTAATCCGAGAGAGATTTCATTTGACTTTTGTCTAAGTTCCTCTATGGAATTTGATTTTAATATTCTGGTTTCTTTATTTTCCGCCATTATTCTTTACCTAAATTTTTAACTAATTTTTTTAGTTCTTCAATATCTTTTTTAATATCTGCTATTTCCTGATCTTTAGATTGCAGTGCATGCATTTGAGCTCTTCTATTCATAAGAGCATTACTATTAGTATTTATAACCGCTTGAGTGGTGGTATCTTTAACTAAATCTGGATTATCTTTAACTTTTTTCTTTCTTGGCATAATTTATCCTATGTTGCTGCTATCGCTCTAAAGTCTTTCACTTTTGGAACTGTTGAAGTGTTTGTTGATCTTAATACAATCTTAAATTGCATAGTACCAAAACTTACGTTGGCTCCTAACGGATCAATATCAAATTGTGCTTCTTTAAATATTAAAGGGTTATCATTGATCGGTATTGTTGTTGTTGGGTTTGCTATTGTCCAAGCCACTTCTGTGATTGGGGTATCAGCACCAGATGTTATTACTCTGTAATATAAATCTATATTTGAAGATGCTGGTCTATTAGCATCTAAGAAGACTGTTATTGTATCTGCATCATCCGCTAAACTAACTGCTTTAGTAATATATCTAGCTATATTGGTACCACCTGAAGATGCAGTTTCTGCAGTAGAACCATTATTAATTCTGTTCTGAACTGTTACTACTGAAGCTCTGTTCATATCAATTATAGGTGATAAATTAGTTTTAGTTGTACTCATTGTACATCTTAATGAATAAGATTTGTTTCCACCCATATTACTTGTTTCATTATCTTGGTTACCTATTACTTTAGGAGTTGCAAAGATAACGTTTCTTCCTGGTAATATTTCGAATTCAGTTTGTGCTTGATATGGAGTTTCTGCACCAGATATAGATTTACCAGAATATGTTGTAGCAAAGAATCTTAATTGCGTATTTGGTAAAGTTAAGTTCTGAATAATATTATTCATAACATCCATGTGTCTATTTTCTGTAGATGTTACTGCTGTACCACCACCTGAACCTGCTGCGTTAGCATTACCACCAGCTTCAAAAGTATATGAATCATGGTCTACTATCGTTACGGTTCTTTGTCCATTTAAGTTTGCTGCACTAATATTATTTACTGCCACTGCACCTGCAAATGTTACTTTAGAACTATTATTAGCTAAACCGTGGTTTGGATGATTTACTGTTACAGTTGCATCACCACTTGCAGTTGTAAATGGATTACCTGGAAGTTTTCTAACTGGTAATACATCATTTACTAATGTTATTGCACCTGATGTACTAAATACTGCAGAGTTTAATTTAAACTTAAGATCTTTAGCTTGTTCTGGAGTCCATGTAGAAGCATTGGCTGAGGTAAAGAATACACCATTATATGGTTGTTTAGTAATTCTAAACGAAGTATTTGTTACATCAAATTTACCCATTTCTGCAATCCAAACATTATAATCATCACATTGTGAAGTAAGTACGATGGCATATTCGTGGTCTTGTTCTAAATATACTGGATGATCAAATGCAAAGTTTGTTGCAGTTGCCGCTGTTGTTGATACATTAACTGAACCTGGTGCTAATACTTTATCTGCTCCTGGTACAATTCTTTGTGTTGGTGAACCATTTTCCATTTCTCTGATTGTTAATCTAACTGGAATGTTTTCAGCATTTTTACTCTGGAAGAATATATCACATGAAGTTACGAATGTTCCACCTTCCTCTGTAATTAGAATTGATTCTGCTATCGGATCAATCCATCTTACTGTTTCTGAAACTTCTGTTTCTACAATTGATCTTCCATCACTTAATTCTTGTGTAGATAATTGTGGGACCTTTGTAGAAGTAATAGTTGATTGTTTAGATTCTAGTAATCCTCTTGCCTGATACTGAGCTTCTGCAGAAGTAGTTTCAACAGAGATTGTATTAGTAGCTGAATCTGTTAATCTAAATTCTCTTGAACCTGTTTTAAATCTTAATGCTGAGTTATTTGGTATAATAAATGAACCAGTTAAGTTACCATTTGCGTCTGTTGTTAATGTTCCAGAACTTGAATCCGGGTGAGATGTTACCCCTTGGTGATCGACAATATTCGATCTTGTAGCAAATTCAACAAAAGCTTTTTGTTTACAGAATGCAGTAATATCAGAACCATCGAAGTAAGCAAATACTTTAGTAAGTGGTTTCATTAATTGAGCAGAGAAGAATACCTCTCTCGATCTCATAAATGGAATAAAGTTAACTTCTACAACTCTTTCATCACTTTCTCTTTGAACTGTATCGAAACTTAAATCTCTTCTTAATCCAGATCTTGCCTGGTTTGTAGTTGTAGTTACAGTATCTGTAGTAGTTCTTCTAATCCTTCCATTAATTCTTTCCTGTATTACTGACCTATCTTCTGTTTGACCAGTCCAATTAGTTTCCCACTCATTCCAAACTGTTCCTAATATACCTGTTTCCTCTGCCATATTTACGAATTGATCGTATTGAGAAGTATCATCAATCAATATAGCTGGGCGCTGATCAACCTCTTTCCATTCATCTGAATCTGGGGAAAGCTTAACTACGCCATCCCATGAAAATACATTATATGGGTTTACATTTATAAATGAACTTGCGTATGGTTGATTAATAATAGTAGTGTTAGAAGCTATAGGTAAATGAGCTAAGGAAGAGCTAACTACAACTGAACCTGAATCAGAAGCTTTTCTAATTAAGTTAACATTTCTTTCGTCAAACTTAGGTCTTAAATGACCATTACTCTTATCAATAGAAATCATATAATCATTATTGGCTGTATCACCAACACTATGACCAGTAAATGCATCTACTAAGAATCCATTTTTAAACCTACTTAAGCCAGCTGAATCTACTATATGAGCATCAGATGCGCTTTGTTCTAATAAAGATAAAGAAGTATAATATTCTAAGGTTTTAATTCTTTTATCAAGCTTACCAATATCTCTCATTGTATAACGTTTGTTATCTAAGAGCTCTGGTTTAATATCTGATAATGAATATACGTATGGTTCTAAATGTAAATCATATAATCCCATAGCATCATCTGGTGTTGCTGGTGAAGAAGGACTATCTGCAGGTACACCTTTTTCTATTAAGAATTCACCCGATCTATTTACATAGAGTTTATCAATTCTAGGCATATAGTAAGTCACATCGTTATTCATTGAATGACCTGGATGTGGTGGATTACTTAATGATGCACCAGCTGTTGTATAATCTGTTCCATCATCATCTATTCTTGGTCTAAAATCTACACATTCTCTTAATTTTAATGTACCCTTAACTCCTGTAAACTCACCAATTGTATCATAATCTGCAGTTGGATAAGAATCTACTGTAAGGTATGTACCTGAACCATGTGTATAATAATCATATGTTACTGTACATGTTCCAGTCGGTGTTGGAAAACCAGGTTTAAGAACTGCAGAACCCCTATCATAAAAGTTATCTCTTTGTCCGTTATCTAAACTAAATCTTTCTGTTACATCTACTGAATTACCATCTGTGATACTTACGATTCGAATAATATCTGCCTTTGTTAATCCAATTTTACCTGAACCTACTGTATTAGAAACAGTAGCATTATTCACTCTTGTTTTTGTTTTAGCTGCTTCGTTTGTTTTTTGTACTGTAGCTATAAGTTCTACCGAAGTATTATTTGGAACTCCACTTACCACTAGTGTTGTAGAATTGTTTGTTGAATATGTATAAGCACCAGTTCCATCTAACTTCATAAACGAACCACCGTTAACAGCGATTATATTATTAGTTCTATCTACGAAAGTATTTGTTCCTGATACTGAGAATGTTACTGTTCCACCTGAACCAGCTGATGTAACTTTAAATCCTTGTTTAACTCTAAATAAATTATCTTGTCCATTTGTAGTAAGAGTTTTAACTGCATCGTATGGTAATTTATATATTAATGAACTATTACCTGCATCAAATAAGAATGCATCTGTATCTGCACCTGGTTGTGGGGCTGGACCAACTCCACCTGCTTTGTTAATTAAATCTGCTGTAAATGCTAAAGGCGAATCTGCTTGAGATACGCTTCTTGTTAAGTTAAAAGTATTCCCACCTGTCATTGCTATATCAAAAAGATATAATGATGCATAACCTGTAGAACCAGATCCAACTATTTCCATGCCTCTTGCACGTGCTGTACCGATATTAGAACCAGATTGATTCTTTAATGCTAGTGTAGTAAAGTTAGTAATGTCTGGAAGACCAGCTACTGTATCTAATTTTAATCTAACATAGTTTCCTAAAACAATGTCGGTTGTAGCTGCGTTAGCTGTGGCTGTTGCATCAGCACCTCTTGGTTTATCTACTTTTACATATTTTGTTGCAAGGTTTTCGTTTCTAAATCCCTTTACATAAGCTACTGATGGTTCAACACCAACTGCTAATCTTGAAGTACCGTATGTTGTTCCTGCTGAATTACTTCCTGCATCTCCATCTGCTACGATTTGTGTATTTGTTTTATAACCAAAGTTAGTTCCAGTATTTAAATATTCTCTAATGTTTAATTCAAATGGTTGTACTGCATAATTGCCAGATTCTTCGAATGTTCTTCTAGCTAATCTACGTCCTAATTCTGCATCATTATTTTTATCTGTCTTATCAAATTGTACTTTACCAAGTTCTACTGTGACTAATGGTATATAATTATCAGTAGCCCTTGAACCAATAGATAATGGTTCTTTAACTAATTCTGTTGAAATTTGGTATCTATTTGCTCCTGGAGCTGCAAAGTTAGATGTACCTGTGGCGTTATCAACCAATGCAGAGTGACCAGAAGTATCTGATGAAACTAAATTTTCTGTGACTGTTAAACCAACAATATAACTTGGTGTGTTTGTATACTTATCTAATAGTAATGAACCAGCTTCTACATAAACAAATGTACCAGCTATAAAGTAAACACCTTGTTCAATATTAACAATTGAACCTTGACCTGTAGGTGTACTTCCTGAAGCAACCAATTCACCATATCTAACTGTTCCTGATACCGTAGTTGCATTGGAAATAATTTCTTCATCTGCTACAAACGTACCAACATCTCTATTTGTTCCACCCTTTGCTTCATATTTAATATATAAAGTATTTAAATCCGATCCAGACGCTGCTGCGAATCCAATGACTTTAGCTGTGACTTGATTTCCAGTATTACCATAACCAGTAATAGTTGAACCTACAAAGTCTGAAAGATAATCATCCGAGTTTAAACCAGACCCACCAACGCTATGTGTGAAAGAAGATTTTAATTTAATAAAATCATATTCTACATTAATACTAACCTTACCACCTAATACTCTTGAACCATCTTTAAATGCGTATTGGCCGTATCGATCTATTTGTGCTTGAAGTGCTGTTTGTAACTGAGTAAGCTCTCTGGCTTGAACCGCATATCCTGGACGGAATAATACCCTATGATAATTTTTAGTTTCATCAAAATCGTCATAGTACGGTTGGATGTTATAGTTTTTAACTTTACTTGTTGCCATATTTTTTACCTATTTCTAATATTTATAATTAGAATTCAATTATAACTTTTATATCTTCAATCTGTGTAGTTGTTCTATTGATTGGGTTTCTATTTTCTAAGAATAGCATTTCACCAGAACCTCTATTAACTTCAGGATTTTTAACAGCATTAGAACTTTCTAAAGCTCCTGCTGTTGTTGATGTTTGGCCAGTAACGGTTTCTCCATCAACGAATGATGCATAACCTGTTTTACTGTTTTGTGTATAATAGATATATCCATTTCCACTATCTATTGAAGCTACATAAGCTTGGGCTCCACCAGCTCCTACGATTAACTCATCAACTACATAATTAGATACAGTCACGCCAGATGCAAAATCTAGATAATTCATACCTTGTAATGTAGCAGCTGTTGATATAGTACTTGTTCCATAGTTAGTTGGATTCTTAATTAAAGATATTTGTCTGAAATCATTTCCAACTGTTAAGTCACCGCCACCTGAACCAGATAGCTGTGTATTTACTCCTACAAAGAATCCACCTAGTTCTGATACTGGATCAACCCCGTGTCCTAAAGGTGGAGCGATTGTAGCATTAGCTGCAGCTGAACCAGCTGAAAAAGTAATATCTGCAAAAGTATAATCTGTTCCTTTGTTATTTAAAGTAATACTAGCTACACTTTGTGTTGTACCAGAACCACTCATTGTTATATTGCCTGATGCTACCGCTGCACTTGAACCATCACCAGTAATAGTGACTGTAGGTTTAGCAGAGTAATCTCCACCACCTGCGCTAACTTCGATTCTTTCTATACCTGCTGCATTTCCGTGGTCTCTAGAAGCTTTTTGGTTTAAGTATTGTGCATAATCTCCTTCCGATAAAGCTGCTTCTGCTGCTGCATCGTTTGCGTATGCAAATGTTAATATTACTGCATCTGAAATACTTTGTGCTGCTGAAAGAGTAAGCTTAGAACCTGCAATAGCCGAAACTGTTGGTGATCCGGAGATTCCTGTACCTGATACTGTCATTCCAGTATGTATTTTAGAATTAATTTCTGATAGAATAACAATTGTGCTTGAAGAAACTGCTCCTGCTACTGTTCCTTGGCCACCAAGGGAAACGGTCTTGACTGGCATATAAGAAGTAGTAAGGAATTTCTCTGAATCTGCAACCGTTAAAGTATACATATATTTCCATGTATATCCATCTGATTCTGCAGTTGGTACTGTTAATGTTTGAGTTGGTTGAACTGTTGAATTACCCCCACCAGCTACAATACATTTATAAACTTTAAATTCTGAAGTTATAACATAGAATTTTTTATCGTATATTGAACCATCATTTGAATCCCAAGCTACGTATGCGGTTGCACCGTCCCAAGTATATCTTGGAACCACGTGGGTTATATCCGATGCATTGATTTTCTGCATGGCCATAAAATTTGCCCTTGCTTCTCCAATATCATCGATATGGTCATTTGGTGTAAATGGTGTTGTATCAGTAGTGTCTGAAGTTGTTAAAGACCAAACATCAGGTTTACCAATAGCTACATATACACTATTTGCTCCAACGTCTTCCTTAAAATTTTCAGCATTTACTGTTCTAAATGTTGATGTGACTATTGCTGTCATTTTTCGTTTCCTCTAATCTGTGTGAATAAAACTATTCACGTTATATCTATTTATACTAGTTACATTCATGTTTTGTATCTCTGTGGACCCAAAATGTGCTAAAGTTCCATTTTGATCGTATAACCTTGCCGTTGTATCAAACGGGGCTTTTAGTTCAAAAGGATTAGTTTCATCTAGAGTTTCACTTCGATCATTCTTGTGGTTAAGATATAATATTAATATATCTCTTACATCTTTCGCACGAATCTCATTATGTACCTGGCTTCCTAATTTTAATTCTGGGTCTGAAACATATCCATTCCCAGCTTGACTTATAGTAGAACCTGTAATAAATCCATCACTATTAATGTTCAGTGTAGCTACAGCTTGTACGTTAGATAATAAAGCATTTCCATCTGAATCTTTATCTGTAGGTGGTCCAATTATAACTGTTGGAGCTACTCTGTATTGTTTAGGTTCGCCTTCTGTTATATTTATAGACGCTAATTTACCTTGGCTTGGGTTTGCACTAGGTGTTAAGAATATAGTATTAAATCCCGATCCTCTATCTGAAATATTTACACTATCAACTCTTCCTGCACTATCAAGAACTAAAGCAATGGTTGGGTTATTCATACTACCACCAGTACCACTAATTGCTACACTTGGGGCAGAACTATATCCAAATCCTGGTTGGTCAATCTCAACAGTATCAATCATTCCATCTGTTTTACTTAATGTTGCCGTAGCTGTTTGTCCTGTAAACGTGTGTGTTGTTCCAGCACCTACGCCCGTTAAATTAATTTCTACATTGTCCGTTGTTAATGAAAGTGCGATCGCGTTTCCTACCTTAGCTAGAATTTTATATGTTCCAGCTGGTAATCCAGGAATGATTGTTCCTGTAGTTGCATATGTTAAATGATCTGTAACTTCAAAAGAAGCTGCCTGTGGTGCACTTAAAGTTATTCTATTATTGGTAGTATCTACAATTGAAGAACTTGATCCATTAAATGTGTGAGCTGGTGGTGCACTAAATGTAGCTGTTGGTGCCTGATAATCTTTACCACCACTTCCAATTAGAATAGAATTAACATGACCATCTGTAATTGTAGCAGTAAGTGCAGCTGCTGTAAATCCAGATCCACCATCTCCAGTTGTAATTGTTGGTGGAGTTAAATATCCAGAACCAGGTTCAGTAATAGATGAACCAGTAATTACCCCATTTTTTAATGATGTAGATAATGTAGCATTCTTATGAATAGTTCCTGTAAGTGTTGGGGTGAAAGCTGATGCAAACATTTCTACTAATAACGGTAAATCTTCTACTCCAATTACCCCTGGAGATATACCAGGCATTGCTGAGAATAACCTGGCTAAAGTACTCATCATCTTTTTATTGTTTACTGTTCCTACATCAACAAAGTTTAATAGTAATAAAATCTCACCAAAGAATTTAAATCCAGCTGGATGAACTAATCTTGTAAAAGCATCAGACCAATCTGAAACGTTTTTACCAGTTTTAATTAAATAACTAAACTTTTGATAACGTAAACTATCTTGTAACTTTATTCTGTCAGATAAGAATCCTTTATTATCAGTAAAGGAATTTGAATTAGTATCCCAATTTCCAGAAGAAGGTATTAACGTAACATCATATGGTCTTTCTACTTCTACCACTTCATTAAACAATAACCTAAAGAATATTTCTATACTATCACTTGAACCTCTTACTTTATAAAAGTCAATAATTTGTTTATATAGATTTCTTTTGTTAACTGTTACGTCTCTAGGAATAGCTGCTGCTATTTCTTTCTGCATAAATTCTAAATAGTTAGCAGCATTGCCATCTATATCCATAGCTTCTTCAATTGTATTCATAACATTTGAAGGACCTGGGCCAACCCAGTTTTTAACCACAGTTGTTAATGTTGCTGTTTTACCATTATGAGAAGTTAATCCATTCACCGCCATTGTTTTACCAACTTCAGATGTTTCATTAGCTAATGTTCCAGGTAAGTCATTACCATTTGTTATAGCTACGTTTTGTGCGTTTAAGCTTATTGTAGTTGTTGTTCCATCTGTATTAGTAATAACTAAAGTAGAACTAGCACCAGTTTCATCTGTAAAGAATTCATCGTTTTCATTCTTTGGATCTGGGATTCTAAATCTAGCTAGCCCATCTAATACTACGTCTGTAAATGTTTTGGTCTGAGAATATATAAACTCTTCCATATTCATAAACGTATAGTATGATTTCATTAAAGCTTCTAGCTTAGATGAATTTTCCAGTATGTGTGCTGGAACTAATTGTTTATAATTAATATGTTCTTTGGTTTTCTTCTTAGAAGATACTACGGTTTCAACGTATCCAGGAGAACTATATTCTGCGTTATTTGCCATTATTTAAGTCTTGGTGTAGTAGTATATGTAATTGAACCTGCAGAACCACTTACTGAAATTGAATCAACCTCTGGTGTAATTGTGACCCTTGAATTTTCTATAGAAAGTAATTGATCTCTTTTTGGAGCTAAGTCTAATGAATTAGGTATTACCGTGATTCTAATTGAAGTTGCTGAATCAGGAACAAAGCTGTTTAAAGTAATCGTACCTTTTTCCACATTAATTAATCCTGCATCAGCTATAACGGTTGTATTAGAACCAGAAACTTCTTTATAAACAATAACTTTTCTATTTGTTGAACCAGATATAGGTACATCACCAAAGAAATGAGCAACTCCGTTTATTAAAAATGATGTAGAAGATATAATATGTTTAGTTGATTCTCCAGATTGATAGAAAGGAGAAGTATAAGTTAAGCTAAAATTATTACTAGCAAGTGAGGTTGTTGCTGATATGTTTTGGAACATACGAGGTCTAACCGTACTGTTTTGGATTGATGGATCTGCATTATCAATACTTTTTAATAATTGTGAATGCCTGAATACACCATCGAATTTGTTTAAGTTATTAAAATTATAATCACTGATTGTATCTCTTACAACAGACTGTAAATCTGAACTGGATCTATCTGTAAGGTTTGGATTATATTTAAAAAATACATCTAACTCTAAATAAGTAAAATTAGGATCTAAGATTTCTGGGGTAATACTAACTACGTTTTTACCTTTTAATATAGTATTTTTAATTTCGTCTTTTTCTGTTGCGGTTAATACTGTAGTTGTAAGAGGTTTAATAGCTATATAAGCTTTACCATAATCCGGTGGATCGTTATCTTCCCCGCCCCAAGTAGATATAGAATCTATATTAGTAAAAGATTTCTTAATAATAGCAGAATAATCATCTGATGTAACCGCTCTGTTTTGTGAAGTAAATGTTAATGGTGCATTGAATCGAATACTTTCTGTTGTTTCTGAATCAACACCACCTGCAGCATTTGATGTAGTTGTAACTGTTATTGCACTAAATCCACCAACATTATCTACCATTGAGAATACACTAGCACTATTAGATTCTTTTCCTTTAGTATAAATGTAATCTAAAGTAACAATGTTATTATTAATAGGTTTATAACCGGTCACTCCATCACCGAAATATATTTCGAAAAATTCATTTGAATTTTCTTGTAAGTAATAAGTCTTTGTTGTTGAATCTACTGATTTCAATGATTCAAATTTTGTATAAATGTCAAATGCTGTACTTTCTTCGTTATCCTGAACACGAACTCTCAGTGTAGAAGTATCTGCATCTTTATCCGATAGCTGAAACTTCTGATTTTCTATATCATTATCAACTCTATATTTTAAAGTTTTAAAAGAACCTTCGGCTATCTTTATATTTGAGAATGTATATATGTTACTATTAATAGTTGTTGTGTGATTATCTAAAACAACAAATTGAAATTCTTCTCCATCAACTAAGGTAGTTAATTTTGTTCCTCTTGCAAGAGTAAGTGTTGTAGGTTTAGTACCGGATTCTGCTGATACATCAACTGCGATTGTGACCGTTGCTCTTGGAGATAATATAGACCTTGGAATATATCCTAGCAACTTAGCTCTTGTTACAACATTACCTCTAATTTGTGCTGAATCTAAGAATGCTTCATTCAATGAGAAGTGAGCATTCATTGCATTGTAATGTGTATTATATGCTAGAACATCTAGTAATACACTCATACCTGATCCATCAAAATCATAATCGTTGAATTCAGTTTGTGTTTTCAAGAAGTTTTTTAAGTTAGTTTTAATTTGATTAAAATCTAACTCCGTTACTTTTAAATTGCTTGCCATTTTATCTTAACCTTCGTAGTAATATTTCCACAGAATCCTGTGTATCATATTCTTTTATTAAAAATTTAACTGTTAATCTATAAGCATTTTGATCGGAAAGATCGTTAATTGCAATAGATAATACTTTGACTCTTGGTTCATAATCTTTAATAACATTTCTAACATTTTCTTTTAAAGCTATTCTTGTTATTGCATCTGCCGGTTCAAATAATAAACCTCTTAGATTAGCACCAAGCTGTGGCTGAAAAGGTCTTTCAAATGCATTTGTAATTAAAAGATTCTTAACAGCGTTCTTTATAGCATTATCATCTCTTAACACGTTTAAGTCTTTTCGGACCGGATGTATCTTTAAAGAAAGATCTAAATCTCTATGTCCTCTCCTTCTACTAACAATTTTTGCTTTCGCAACACTTCCGCTTACTGAGGAATCAGATTGTATTAAAGGTGATGTTTCGTTTGCCATATATCTATTTATACAAGTTTACCCAAGCTTTTTCTTTCTTCTTGCAACGGACTGTGTAGCTGCTACCGAAAAGCTTTCTGCATCAGCATAGGTAGGTAAAAGTTGTTTTGTTGTATCGTATGCAGCTGCTAATACTTGTCCTTTTGCTTTAAAATCCCAACCTAAACTATACTCAGCTTCTAATTCACTTTGCATCTTTCTTAGATCAGCTAATGTATAATCCAAATATTTATTATCATCAAATGTACTTCCCCCTGCTTCTGAAAGTTCAACAAATGCCTCTGGCCAAGTAAGATCGAAGTATCTTTGTTTTACCCCAGTCTTATATTTTCGTCTAACATCTGGGTCTAATTCACTAGCAGCTTTCTTTACTTGTTGAATTACATTTGCTCTATATGCAATGGTTAATACTTTCTTATTTAATTCTTCTAAATCTTTTTTAACTTCTTCTTTTGGTTCTGGTTTCGTTGGTTCTTCTTCTGGTATTTTAGATTCTGATGGAACTACTGTTGCAACACCATCGATCGTTTCTACATTTGGCATTGTGCTACATATATCTGCAGAGTTAATACTTGGTGGGAAAGAATCTAACCCTAACCCACTTATTAAACTATCAAAGTTAGGAACTGCTGAACCCATAGATGCTTTTAGTTCTGCTAATTTAGAAGCTAATCCACCTGCAGTTGTTATATCTCCAAGCTTTAATAAATCACCTTGTAAACTAGGAACTGCAGGAATAGTAGGAACAAAACTAGCAAGATCAGCTTTCATGGCTGCCACTTTAGTACCCATAGCAGATAGGTTATCTTTTCCACCAGCTAAAAGAGTATTCATTTCTTTTTGTTTATCTTTTACGCCTTTAAGTAATGTATTTTCTGAACAACTCATTATGTATTAGCCTTTGGTGAATCAGTATCGCCTTGTGATGTAGCATCAGCGCCTGTATCTGGTTGTGTATGTTTGTGAGCTGTATGTGTTATAGTATTCACTGTTATTTCTCCAGCATCGTACACGAGCGCAGCCGTAGCGCACGTGAGCGTGTGAGTACCATCTATATCTTCTGTTAAGTTTCCAGTAGTACCGAACTTCATATTACCACCAGAAGCAACTGCATAATCACTTACTGAACTTTGTGAATATTTATTTCCAGCAAATAGATTTATATCATTATAAGATGTATTAGAATAATCATTTGTAACATTAATAACATAATCATTTCCAATAGTAGTTAATGCATCGTTTGTTATATTTAAATTTAAATCATTTAATACGGTAAGATTATCATTAATACCAATATTAGTACTTCTATTTCTTTGAATTTCTGTTTCGTAATTACCACCAATCTTAACTTGTTTACTTCCTTTTACGTTTATGGTATAATCTTTTTCTACTTCTAAATGATAATTACCATATACCAATTGGCGAAGATCTCCATCAACGGTCATATTCATATTACCTTTTATATGGATATTTTTATCACTAAGGAAAACTTCATAATCCTTGCCAACTATTTTTACCTGTCTTGTTCCATCATTATAGATTTCTTCGTATGTTCCCGATGTGTGAGCTTTATTTAATCTTTCATATCCAGGAGTATCATCAACTTCTATTATATGACCAGATTCAGATTCGTTTACTTTATTATATGGATAACTAGGAATGTGACCGTTTAAAGGTTGTAATTGATTCCAAGTTTGTTCAGCATAATAAGTATCTGCTTGATCTGGTGCAACTGTTGTAACTTTAGGAGGTACTGCAGTTTTAATTGGATCAGTTGAATCACTTAGATTTCTTTTTTGATATGAACTACCGCTTAAATATGTTTCTTCTCTTCCAGATTTATTAACATCACTTTGGTCTATATATTCGCCACGTGGGAAATTAAGACCAGTAAATCCTTTTGATTTATCTACTGAAGAACTTTGTGAAGCTATTGAACCCATAATAACAGGATCTTGGGCACTTGGACCATCTCTAAAGAATCCAACCACCCATGAACCTTCCATTAATCCATGCGGGGTTTCACCTACGCCTGAGGTACCACTCGCTGTTGTTGGCATCATAACTGTTGCCCACGGAAGATCTTCTGTTGCTAATAAAGCTTTATTATCTGTATGGAATCCAAAACATCTAACTCTGCATCTATTCATTTCATCTGGGTCTGCACGATCTTCGACCACACCCATAAACCATGTAAAGGTTCCTTCTACAAATCCATCATCACGCATTATTCTTTCTCCACCGAATCTCTTTGTATATCCACTTTCATATCATAGGTATCACCAAACTTATGAACTACTCTTGTAACTAAATAAGTTCCACCCATATATTTATCAAGCATTACTGGCGGAAGTTCCGCATCTTCTATAGTGGTTGGTTTAATTGTATCTAGTTTAACCTTCATACCAACAGATAAACCAAAGTCACCAGTTATTCCTATTGAATGTTTATTATAAGTTAAAAGATTTAAATGTGCTTGAGATTTTAATATAGTAGTATTTGACGGGGCATGATAATTTTTATGGTCAGGAAAAGAATTAGCATTTAGATTTACAAAATAATTTTTACCTTCTTTTAAGTCAACTAAATTTCTATCCAAGATTTTAGTATTATCACTAAATGGTTTACCCTTTGCTATTTTCTTAGGGGATTGTTTATCGTAACTATAAAATGTTTTCTTATATTCTTTCTTTGATACATCGAGCGTGTGGAGCGTGGCCGCGTACGCACCCGAGCCTATATCATTTAATTTACCCATATTTAATTCACTTCCAAATGCTATAACTCTTTTTCTTAATTCATTATATGAACCAGCTGTACCGGTTCCATGTTTAAAATAAGGAATGAATTCATATGTTTCATATACATCTTCTTCATATAAGTTCTCTAATGAATTAAATTGTAATCCGTTTTGTAATGTTTCGTAGAAAAAATAAGGTGTTCCATTATCAAAAGCATTCTTTAATAACCAATTAATAGCTTGTATTGGTCTAATTGTTGGATATACACCTTTAATAATATCCTTTGTATCACTATTAATAACACAGTTTTCTATCCTTAGGTCTTTATCACATATATCTTTTACTAACTTTCCTATTGAACCCTGAAAAGATCTCTGTAATACTTTTGATTGATTATTATATAAATGTTCTGATACTAATCTAAATTTATAGAATTGTTTACCTGGTTGTTCTCTTACAAAATTAAATACTTCTGCAATATATAAAGTAAGATCAAATTCAGAAACAGTTTCTTCTGTTTCATCCATTGGTTCTCTTTTAATCTTTATAGTAACTTTTTCATTACCCATCACCTTTTGCTCTTCGTAGAAGTTAGTAGCATCTTGTATGAATATTATTGCTTCTAGGAAAGGGTGATTAATATCTTCGTATAGCTCGATCTGTTGTACAAAAGCTTTTATCTCAATTTCTTTTTCTTCATTATTAAAAAATTTTACACTTTTTAATATATAAGAATCAGGTGCTACACTTCCACCGTCATTTGTAACTCTTGTACTAGAACTAGGCATTTAATATCTTCTCAAACTCATCTGCAAATTGATCTATGAATTTTGGATCTACCACTCTTATTCTGGACCTTTCCTCGTTTAATTCATTCACAAAAGCTCTGTTTGTTTTATAACTTAAATTAGAGGAAGCTTCTCCACCTTGTATGAACTTGCCATTTGTTACTTGTCTTTCTTCTTTATCTCCAGTAACAAAATAGTGATGTGGCGCTTCAGCATATTTAAATGCTTGATATGTAGCTACTGAATCCCCAGATGTTTGACCAATTAAATTTTCTGTACCTCCAGATATAGCATCCGGATCTCCAAGTGGTGCATTAGAATTTACATTCTGAATTACTAACTGATTTAAATCTACATTCTTCTTAGTAAGTGTTCCACTAAATCCAGATATAGAACCAGTGACAGTTTCACCTAGATTGAATGCTCCATTAGAAGCATTTGGAACTGAACCAGCAAGACTATCTTTAAATGAAGTAATAATATTATCTGTGTTTCTAATAATAACGGGATTTGTATTAATAACATATCCTTCATATTCAACCTCTAAGTAATCAAATAAATCTTCTTGACTCATTGGCCATGATCTCATTCCATCGTGTAAAAAATCATTTACAATAAAGAATGTCCAATAAAAGTTTGGATTACCATATAACCTTTGTGAACATATATCTGGTCTTTCACCATTTATTACTTCATAAAATGTATATGATGAACTATTATCTACAAAATTTTGTAAAGGTCTAACACTTCTATAAATGTTAACTACGTTTTGTACCACTCCATTTCTTTCGAAGTCATATTGTACTTTAGGAAATTGTTGAAAAAATGCCATTATTATTACCCCTGATTACTAGCGGATTTACCAGATGAATTTTGATTTGGATATGACCCTGGTCTACTGTAATCATATGTTGGGTCATCTTCACCTGTGCTATCCGTATAAAGATCGTGTCTTGTAAGCTGTTGAGCTTCTGAGAATTCTAAAGTTAAATCTGTAGAGGTTGGCTGACCATCTATGAAGAATGAATTACCATCTGGGTTTGCAGCTTCTTGTACTCCTTTTAAATAACAGTCGTGAATCATTGGCAAATGTTTATTTTCTTCTTCACCAATAAAGAATTGTATTTTAAACTTAGGTGGATATTTTAATGAGAAAGCCCCAGCAGCTTCTGGGTATAGATATTTTCTAAACCAGTTAACTATCTTTCTGGAATCTTCTGCTTCTTCTTTTGATTCTGGAACTAATTTAAATTGAAAACTAAATTCTCTTAATGAAACACCTTCAAAAGCTAGTGCTGTTTGTGGATTAAAAGCTACACCTGCTTCCATTGCTGCTTTACCTGATGCACCGCCTACGTCTCCTGTTAATCCTTCAATAGCTTTTAAACCCATAACTGTTTGATCTGTACCACTAAATATATCTGCAGTTTTTGTAGCTGAGTTTGATTTCTTAGCTTCTGATACCATCTTTGCAGCATTTACCATTCCTAAATCTATACCTGTGTATGAAGCTCCATCTGATGAAGATATACCTGCAGGAGTAAATAAATGAATTCTTTCTATTTCTGATTCAAAATCTTTTTGTATGTGTTTACCAGTAAGAGAAAATCCAATATGATGGAATCCCTCATCGATCTTAGATCTTAGACTTCTTGGAAAAGTGATTATTTGTGACATATAAATACCTGTATAAAATTAATTATTATAGGTTTATTTATATGAGTTACAAAGGCAAATACACAATAAAAAACAAATCTAAGTATGCTGGTGATGCTAGTAAGATAGTTTATCGATCCTTATGGGAAAGACAAGCATTTAAATGGTGTGAAGAGAATCCAAATATACGTTTTTGGAATAGTGAAGAAGTGGTTATACCATATAAATGGCAAGTAGATGGAAGATTACACAGATATTTTGTTGATTTATTAATAGAAATGATGAATGGTGATGTATATCTAGTAGAGATTAAACCGAAAAAAGAAACAATTCCACCTAAATCTCCTAAGAGAAAGACAAAGAAACATCTAAGAGAAGTAACTACATACATTAAAAATACAGATAAATGGAATGCTGCTGCACAATTTGCAGAACATAAAGGGTGGAAGTTCCAGGTATGGACAGAAGATACTTTAAAGAATTTAGGTATCAAACTACTGTCAGGAAAGCATAAATAGTACTATGGCAAGTTTATTTGATACTATACAAGCTCAAGCGTTCCGTGCGGGTGTGACCGCCCGAACAGAAGCTAGTAAAAGATGGTTTCAGGCAAACGTTAAAAAATTAGGGCAGGTTAATCGTACATCTTTATTGAAAGATGATGCTTTAGATCCTGTAAGTAAAACACTTTGGGGTAATATGTACATGTACTTTTACGATCCAAAGCATAAAGATACATTACCTTATTATGATAGATTTCCATTAATGATAATGGTTGAACCAGCTCCAGGTGGATTCTACGGATTAAATTTACACTATTTAAATCCTAAAGTTAGAGCTAAGTTCTTAGATGAATTAATGGCAACAGCGCCAAAAAAGATAACAGATAAGAGTAGAATAAGAGCACGATATAGTTTATTACAAAGCAGTAAGAAATTTAAAGAATTTAAACCTTGCTTTAAACATTATTTAACAGAACATGTTAAATCTAAAATAGTTAGGGTTCCAATGTCAGAATGGGAAGTAGCTATATTCTTACCAACAGAACAATTTGTTAAGAAAGGTAAATCAGCAGTTTGGGCTGAATCAAATAAGATAGCTAGGAAATAAGAATGGATATTGATAAATTAAAATCAACAATAGCAAAGAAAGGTGGATTAGCATTAGGAAATAGATTTAATGTTATGTTTGCCCCACCAGCGGTTTCTTTACTTAATATTAATCCACAACAAATAATAGGTTCATTACTATCAGGTGGATTTAGTGCAGGTAATTTAATTAATGACCCTAGGGATATATCTATCCTATGCACATCAGTATCTCTTCCAGGAAGAAATTTATCTACATTCGACCACCAAGATTATAAACAATCAAACAAACACCCATATACATTTATAGATGATGATGTAACAATGAAATTCCATCTAACAAATGATTATTATATGAGAAATATGCTCGAGCAATGGCAGTCCGGCATATTTAATTCAGAATTATACGTCGCAGGATTTAAAAAAGATTATTCTGTGGATATTATAATACAGCAATTAAACAAGAAGAATATTCCTGTTTATGGAGTTAGATTAGAAAAGGCTTTCCCTGTTTCATATGAAGCAATAGACCTAGCTAATACTAATGAAAATGCTGCAGTTGAAATGAGCGTAACTTTTGCTTACGATAGATTCGTACCTGAAGGACCTTTAAGTTCTACAGGATCAGCAATAAGAAGCGCATTAGATTTTATTACATAATAGGAGAATAAATTATGGCTTTGCCAGTAGTGAAAGGTTCACGTTATAAGACAGTAATACCGTCAACAGGAACCGAAATAGAATATAGACCTTATAACGTAAGGGAAGAAAAGATTTTAATGATAGCTTTAGAATCAAAGGATCAAAAGATGGTTCTAAGAGCGTTAAAAGATGTTATTGAATCATGTGTATATGAAAAAATAAACATGGACAATTTCACTCTTTTTGATTTTGAAAAACTCTTTTTAGCTTTACGTGCTAAGTCTGTAGGTGAGATCGTAGATCTAGAGCTTAATTGCCAGGACGAGGAATGCAATGCAGTGACCCCGGTATCTGTCAACTTAGAAGAAATAGAACTATCAAATCTTCCAGAAAGTAACGTTATTAATATAGATAAAGAGATAGGCGTTACACTCAGATTTCCTGGAATAAAGGACATCGAGACATATGATGAATCTCATCTTTCGAGTACGGAAGGTGCGTTTGATTTAGTTATTGATTGTATTGATACAATATTTGATGAAGAAGGTGTATATGATACTAAAGAAGAACCTAGAGAATCGGTTGTTGCTTTTGTTGAAGCATTAAGCAGTACTCAATTTAAAAAGATAGCTTCTTTCTTTGAAAATGTACCTACTTTAACTCATAACATAGAGTATAAATGTGTTAAGTGTAGTAAAGAAACTGAAATAGAAGTAAAAGGTCTACAAAGTTTTTTTACCTAGGCCTCTCGCATGATAGTCTTGTAAATCATTTCAAGACTAATTTTGCAATGATGCAGCACCACGGTTATTCGTTAACCGAACTTGAAGGTATGGTGCCATGGGAGAGGGAAATTTATATTGCTCTCCTGCAGGAACATATCCAGAAGGAGAACGAACGATTGCAACAGCAGCAACAAAAAATGAGGAAATAGAAATGAATCAACCAAGTGGACAATTCCAAGGGGATATGGATCGTAATGAGGTCGAAATTGATCTTAAAAAGTTTATGGCTATGGTTTCAGAGATTGGGGAACTAAAGCAAGAGATATTTGAATTAACAACCAATGATAGAAAGAACCCATGGCAAAAATGGGTCTTTGCAGCTAAAACAGTAGATGCTTGGAGAATTATACCAAGATTATTCTTAGGGATATATATGTATCTTCTATATTATGCTACATTTTGGTTTATGGATTTACCAGAACCTTCGCTTGAACAATCAGGCTTAATCAGTATCTTAGTAGGTGCAGGTGCAGCATGGTTTGGGTTATATACATCAAGCGCAGCCAAAGAGCACGGAGATAGCAACCCTAACTAAGAGAAAGTAAATGGCAGACGACGATAAGAAAAAACCAGCACCACAAAAGCCTATAGAAAAAAGAAAGGAAAAGAAACCATCGGTTGATCCTACTATAGGAAATATTGATAAAGGTGTCCAAGGTGCAAATAAAAACTTGGATGCTCTTATTCAAAGAAGTGGCCAGGTTTCTAATAGAGCAGAACAAAGAGCGGATTTATTATTACAGGCTGCCGATGCCCAAAAGAAGATAGACGAATTATCAGAAAGTGGCAGAGCTGAAGATGCTGCAGAAATGCAGAAAGCTTTAGATGAAACATCTAAATTATTAAAAGGTTCTAAAACAGATGCAGCTATAGGAAATAGATTAGCTGAATTAGCTACTATAAACTCTGATACAGCTTCTTTAATAGAAAAATATGGTTCAAAAGAAGAACAAGAAAATAAAGAAAACTTATCTGGTATAAATGGTATTATAACAAAGCTAGATGACCAAAAGAAAGTTTTCGAAGATGATACAAAAAATGTTGGTACATTAAAACAATTAAAAAAATTAGAAGGTGCATTCGGACAATTTAGTACAAAAGAAACAGAAGCATTAAGAGAAGCATATGATTCCGCATCTGCAGATTTAGAATCAGCCTTAGAAAATGGTGATGATAGAGCAGCTGAATTAGCTCAAGCTCAATTAGATGAAATAGCTAAGGGTGCAGAATCAGAAGAGAGTCGTAGAGAAGCTAAGAAGATAAATTTAGAAGCTAATTCTAGGTTAATGAAAATTGGTAATGCGATGGAAGAGTTCGGCCAGAAGTTTGATGATGTTGCTATGGCTGGTGCTAAAGGCGCTGGATTCTTAGCAGGATTAACCGGTTTAGCTTTATTGTTTATTGACCCAGACACATTCAATGCTATAATGACCGATATTATAGACAAAGCTGGAATCGTATTTGATACACTCTATGCGATGGTATCTGGAGATTTTGATAAAGCTTCAGAATTATTTAACGAGAATATGGGATTGTTCGGTAAGCTAATTGGTGGTATAATGTTATTATTCACTGGTAAGATAATTAAGATTATTGGTACTGCATTAAAGGTTGCTAGAGGATTCAGAATCTTTATGATGGGAACATTTATTCCAACATTAATCGGTATGTTTAGCGCTATAACAACCGCAATGGCTCCAATCGTAGCTGCAATGGCTCCGATATTATTACCAGTACTAGCTATTATGGCCTTAATTGGTGGTTTATATTTTGGATTTAAAAAGCTACAAGAATCGTTAGGACCAGGCGCAAGTATAATGGATACGTTAAAAGTTGGTATGTTATACTTCGTTGATTTCCTATCAATGATCGTAAATGGTATTACATTTATACCAAGAAAGATAATTGGTATGTTAGGTCCAAGATTAGCTAAATGGATTATGGGTGATGATTTCGATACTTCAGTAATCGATAATTTAGCAGCAGGTCTAGATACAGGAAGAGGTAAAAGAGCAGCTGCAGAAATGAAAGCTAAGAACGAAGCAGCTGCATTAGAAGCTGCAAATGCTGAACCTGAACCTGAATTTGATATGGCCAATATGACCGAAGAAGAATTAATGGCTCAAGTGAATGCTAAAACAACTATTCCAGGTGATGATATATTAAGTCAATCAGATGCTAATGCAGCAGCCCAAAAAGAGGCTCAAGTTGGTGGAGTAAATGCAGTAATCACAAACGCAACCGGCGGAAATGTTCAAAATAATAACGTTGTTAGATCAACCGTTGTACAATCCCCAATCACAAAAGCCACAAGTACGCTGGCATCAGTAACAAGCAGATAAAAAAAAGGCCGAGAATCCTATAAGGAATATCTCGACCTTTTCGACCTGTAGTATTGAATACGTTAGATTATTCTACAGACCAACTAGCTTAACTTTCGTTTGCTAATTTATTAAAGTAACTTAATGTATCATCCTCATCCGAAGAAGATTCCTCACCGGCGGGTAATGATGGCTCGGGATCTGATGCCCCGACATTAAAAGTAGAAGTAGTTTCCATCGTAGGAACAGGCGCAGTGGACATTGCTGCCATATCCGCACTGATCCCAGCATCGACACCCAATACTCTATTAAGTTTAGCTTTAAGTTCGTCATATGATTTATATGATTTAGGATCGGTGAATTCACTTAGCGAATGCAATTGTGAATACACACTTTCTAACTCTGAATCATTTCCATCAAATAAAGGTGAAGGAGAAGAGAACTCTGATTTATCATAGTTAACCCACCCATCTACTTTTCTGATTTTGATTTTAAAGTCAGCACCTTCCCAGAAATCATATGGGTTACAAGGTTGTTCATCGGCAAATTGTGGTTGCATAGCTTCCATTACTTTGTCGAATATTCTTTTACCAAATTGGTAAAGCTTTACCTTGCCATTATTTTCTGGATGTTCAGGATCGTTAATTACGAGAATGTTTGACACATAATGTAATCTTCTTTTCCTTTCTCTAGCAATAGCTTTATCCTCGTCTCTACCAGTATTCCATAACTGAGTATTAACTTCTGATACAGGATCAGGTTGATTAATAGAGGTTAAAGATTTTTCTATATACCATAGACCATTAGGACCTTTAAATCCGTGGTCCCAGTATCTTACCCAAGGAAGATCTTCACCTTCTTTGGCAGGTAAGAATCTGATTACCGCGTAACCGTTTCCTGCTTTATCTCTGGTAGGTTTCCAAAGGCGATCATCACTGTAAGATGAATTGTCCGCTTTTGGCGTGGATACAGCTTCTGCTGCTTTTACGAGTTTATCGATTGATGAGCCTCGTGCGCTCTTTAAGTTTTCAAATGACATTTTTATTTCTCCATGTACACTGTATTGTTGAATTATCCACTTTATTCATAATATAATGAGTATATTATACCACACTCCTATGGTTTTGTAAACCCTTTTTTGATAATACTTACGCATTTATCTTTTCTAAAGTCTACGAAGGGTTTATATTTCATAATCTTTCTCGAGATATCTGGCCAAATAATTGTCTCAGTTATCTTAGAGCCTTCACGTTCCATAAACCCTAATATTGAATCGAGTATAACAACAGTCTCTAAACTAATCTCTTCTCTCATCAATAATTTTACTATCAATGGATGGGTTTGTTTTGTTTTAAAAAACTCATCAAACTCTATATCCATATCTACTAAACTATTTATATCTTTTTGAAACTCACGATGTATTGATTCGCGAATCTTCATATGCTGTTTGAAGTAAGTTTCACCACCTTCGTTTAGCATATCCCCAACGTAACTTACCCCATTCTTAAAGTTAGCTATATAATACTGTAATAGTTTATCATCATAAGTCTTAGCTAGTTTGGCAAAGAAGTATTTATCTTTCCTTGCAAAGAATGATTTAGGACTTACGTTGGATTTAAAATTGTACTTAACTGCATCATATGAATCCTGTTCGAAATGCAATTTAAGAGCATTGTACATACTATATGCATCAAAGGGTTTCATCATTTCTTTCTCTTAACCAATCTCTATATGGTATTGGCTCCGTTGTTTTGCTTACATATTTTTTATAAGCTTCTTTATCTTCTTTAGATTTATTCATGGTTGTTACCCAACCATCTGAGTTATCTTGCCACCTTTTGGAATTTTCCCAAGGTTTCATACAGGTAATGTATTACCTTTTTTATCCCGAATTAGATTTAATTCTTGTGCTTCTGCAGTTACTTTTTCTCTTAAAGAATCAGAAAGAAGTTTCTTTATATTACTATAATCCATTCCTCTTTTCTCTATGATATAATTCATTGCATCCATATATGACATATTTTGTTTAGCTACTATTTCTTCTACAGCAGTACTAAACCTTTTTCTAGTCATAATCTTTTCTTTTAATATATCCATTATATTACTCTCATTATAATACAGTCCTTATTAATTCGGCCTGTCGGTTGGTAAATCTTTGTTGTTAAACCATTCCATATTTTCTTTATTTGGAATTCAGTTTTGTTTATTATCTTTGGAAGTATATCATCTGGTTTTCTAAGTTTAGTAATTTTAGAAAGTTCAGGGCTAAAGTTTTTAATTGTAGATCCAGAGATCTCAAATCCCTTACCACTCTCACAAAAGTATTCTGCAAGCTTACCCTGTTTAGTATTATAAATCCATACCTTTTGTTTGCCTGGTATTAATACCGGATCAATAGATGTGAGTTTAGACTCAAGGTCTTCTTTCATATAGTTTAACTTAGATACTTGCCTATCATTGCTCATAGGCGCACGTACACGCGTCTTACGTGTCGCTTTAAAACTATCTTTAAGTTTATCTAGGTCAGAAAAGATTGATTCGTATACGTTGAGCATTTTCTTCTTATTGCCTTTTGTTACATGGCTATAAGCTTCTTTTGCTTGGTCACATGTATTCTCATAAGCATCTTTTACTTGAATATAATCATCTTCAATCATATCTCTAAATATAGTAATAGCATTACCTTTCAATCCATGATTTTTAAATAGAGAGAAACATTCAAACTTAACTTTAAAGTTACCATCCATCCACTGATCAACTACATTTAAATCAAAATCTTCGAATATAGTATCTCTTACTTTAGCTCTAGTTCTTTCTTGGATTGTTGGTAGCTTAGGTTTTTCTTTAGCTACCTCGACTCTTTTCTCTTCTAGGTTAGAAGCTATTTCATATAACTCGTTAGATATATCGTGGTATTTTTGTGTGACCGCTGGGGAATATTTATATCCTCTGGACCAAACTACCGCAATATTACCGACTCTTCGTATCTTCCAATCAGGTAATCTGCAGAAGATTTTAATCTTATCATCGTCCCAACCTTCTACATCTCTTAGGTAATCCACAGCATATGGAATATAATCCTTATTATCATAGAAATAATTATACCAACCTGAAGCGTGTGACCAAAGTGGTCCAACAGTTCCGTCTTCTTGTTCTTTAGCTATATTGGGTTGTTGGTCTTCAGTGAATAATGGTTCTGGTCCCATCATTTTAGCATCGAGTGAAACCCGATCCTTTCTCATTGCTATACGTTTTTTATTAATTTTCTTAAGTGCCATAATTTATAAGGTGGGGCAGAGGTCGCATTCTGAAAGATAAGGAGTTAAAGAGCGACATACCCCGAAATTGTTTATCTACGCATCCTTGCTATATCTTTAGCATGTTCCTTATCGGATTCGAAGATTGGTACTGCATTTGATTTGTGCATTGTAGCAATACCTAATAATTTTCTTTCTCCAGTATATTGGAGTGGTTCTTTTTTACCCATTGCATCTTTTACTTTAGATATTCTTTCTAAGAAATCCTGCTTTTCCTGTTCTCTAAGCTGGGCAGCTTTCATAGCTGCGGCTTGTCTAATTGGATCGATCTTCATAGGTTTAAATTCAGTTGGCCTTTTTCTTTTAACTGGATTAGCCGCATGATTTTTTCTTTTCTTTCCAGTTGGTCCATATCTTAATGAACCCATGTAAAAACTTGTTGTACTCATAATATATATTATACCATAATTTCTAAGAGATGTAAACCCCTTATTGTGAATGTTTTCTGAATTGATCTATCAGGTCTTGACCTTTTAATTGGTCTCCCATCATAACCACTCCACCGTCTGATAATGTTCTACGAACACTTCCATCATTGTACATTACGTCTGTTACGTATTTTCCATCTACGGTATCTTGAGGTCTAGTATCGTACCACATTGAATCTAGGGAGTGTGCATGTAATGTCTTAACGCCCTTTGCCCATTCTTCAGCTTCCATTTTAAGTCTTTGCTGTTCGACTTTGTCATCATATTGTGTCATTTTCTAATCTCGCCTCCACGATTTCTTTAACTGTTTTTTCATTATACCATATTCCGTGATATATCTGATGTGAACCATCAGACCATTCAACATGGTATCTTTTATACCCGTAAGGTCTATCATAGAATATTCTACAATCACCATAACTTTCTACTAACACTCTCATTAGTAATCGCCATCTGCCGATCTATTGGCATTATAAGCATCCATATAAGAGCTGTTTTCTAAGAAAGAAGAAACCTCTTTATCTGAATAATACATATTTTCTGGTGAATTTAATTCTAATGAACTGGCGGTTTGTTTGCCCGCTTTTTTAACAGAAGCTGTTAGCTTCTTGTGCAGTTTCATTTCTTCTTTGATTCTAGCTTTACGCTCGTCGAGCTTGCGAACTGTTTCTTGGAATTCTAGTTCTTCGACTGTTGTGTTTTCTTTTTTTGCTTTGGCTTTTAGTGCCGCTTGTTTGATTAGTGCTAATCTATCCATTTATAACTCCTTATTAATTATTGGATTGTAGGGTGTATTATACCACAATTTACGATGTTTGTAAACCCCTAATTTCATTTAATTTCAAAATAACTTGCTCATCATTGAGATAACCTATAACATCATTACTAATTGAAGTATTATAAGTAATTTCGTTGGTATCGGAATCGAGTACTGCCAGTTCCCAAAGGCCTTGAGCAGATCCATAACTTCCATTATGACGGATAACGGAAGCACCATATCCATTAGGAAAATGATAAATTCTTTGTATACCTCCATAAACTTCATTTGTCTCTGCTAAATACTTAGATTGCCACATTAAAGTATTTCTCCCTCTATTAAATTCGTATCATCAAATCCACCGCCGAAAGGGCATGATTGTAGATTTGTAACCGTGTGTTGGTTATCGTACATTTTTCTTTGTTTGCCCTGAATATATCCTGCGAGTGACTTTGCAGCTTTCTCGTCTTTAGCATATATGTAGGATTCAGTTGTAATTAAATATCTTTCCATTATCTTCTCCTTAAATAAACATCGTATCTTGTTGCATGTCTAAGAGGTAAATACATATCATAACCTCTTGGGCCTTTACCATCTTTTATAGCAGCTTCTTTTCTTGGTCCTCTACCTCTAACATGTAGGTAGAATAAATTGCCTGCGATCTTTAAAGCCTTTCTAACGGTTTCTAATTCTAACATACCGCCTGCATCTAAAGGATC